GAAGAGGATCGGTTGCAGTTGCGCAAGATCAAACAAGAAGAATATTCGGTCATCAAGACGAGACATTATACGGGTATGCTGAATCACGAACCCCATTCGACCCGCGTATATATGGACGTGCTTGCGGCAGAGCGGCGTATGTTCGGCCTCGACAGCCCCGAAACGCTTTCGGTCGATGTGACAAACAACGATGTGGTTCCGGTCGATGATTTGCCCCTCGAACAACGTAAGCAGCTCTTGGCTTCGATTCGTGTGGGTGAGATTCTTTCGGACGAGCGGCCCGCGCACGATCCATCCCCAAAGAAATACGGTAGCCCTGAATCGAAGGTCGTGAGTCGGATCATTCGCAAGCTAAAGCAGAAGACATCAGTGGAGGAATGACCATGCGCTTTCTTCGATCCTTTTGGGATTTCATCAAATCTATCTTTGTCATCTGGTATTGGATCATCACTGGATTTCGCGCATTGTGTTCGCCAGAGTTGCGCCGTGTTGGGTGCATCATGATCGTTGTGCCTACCGTGGCGATTGCGATCCTGAGCGGGCTAATCTACTTGGGATGGCGAGTTCTTGCCTTATACTAAGGATACCGCTTTTGATACGTACTGCGCTTATTGAAGCAATTGCGCGATTCCTTAACGAAGTCTTTGGAGGATGCGACACAAAATGAGAAAACATTCAGAGGTTGACAGTGACTTTGCCTATGATCCTTGCACGGGACTTGGTGTATAGCAAAGGCCGCTACGCAGCGAGGAGAGAACGTGGCGATCAATATTTCCAAACGCAATTTAATTGCTAGTATTTGTCGCGATTCCTTCTACGACTTTTTCCTTACCTTTTGGGAAACAATCGTGCCGGAGACGTTGGTTCCGAACTGGCATATCAAGTATCTGTGTGACGAGTTGCAGATTGTGGCCGAGCGGGTGTTTGCCGGCAAGCCCAAAGAATATGACTTGCTTATCAACATCAGCCCCGGCACTACCAAGTCCACCATCTGCTCGATTATGTATCCTGCGTGGATGTGGACGCGTATGCCTTCCATCCGTTGTATATGCGGATCATACGCCGGTTCCTTGAGCATGGAGCTTTCCCGTAAATCACGCTTGGTCATTAAGTCGCAACTGTACACCGAACTATACCCGGAAATTTATCTATCGAACGACCAAGACACCAAAGGCCACTTTGCGAATACTGCGGGCGGCTCACGCTATGCGACATCTGTTGGCGGTTCCGTGATGGGTATGCACGGCCATGTTATCGTAATCGACGACCCGATTGATCCGCAATCTGCCCGGTCAGATACTGCGTTAGAAGATGCGAACACTTGGATCGAAACGGCATTGCCTACACGAAAAGTCGACAAAGCCGTAACGCCAACGATCTTGATAATGCAGCGGCTCCATCAGAGCGACCCATCCGGCAAGATGATGGAACAACCGAACGTGAAGCATATCTGCTTGCCAGCGACCGAGTCCGATCTGATTAAGCCGAAGGTCATGCGCAAGTTCTACACCAAAGGACTAATGGATACCGAACGTTTATCGCGCAAGGTCTTGGCAGAAAATGAACGTATGTTGGGCCAGTATCATTACGCCGGTCAATTCAATCAGAATCCGATTCCGGACGGCGGTGGTATGTTTAAGATAGTCAAGTTGAAGCTATCACCTCTTGCTGCGATTAAGATCAAGACCGGGAAACTCGTGAGGTACTGGGACAAGGCAGGTTCCCACAATCGCGGATGCTATACCGTGGGCGTGAAGATGTGCCAAGACATATACGGCGGCTTTTGGGTTCTTGATGTGGTGCGCGGGCAGTGGGAGTCACAAGAACGCGAACGCATTATCAAAGAGACCACTGAGCTTGATGGTAAAGAATGTATTGTGTGGATTGAACAAGAGCCGGGTTCTGGCGGCTTGCAGTCGGCACAAGACACGATTCGCAATCTGGCGGGCTATAGCGTATATGCTGAACGCCCATCCGGTGATAAGACGTTACGCGCCGATCCGTTTTCGGTGCAAGTGAATAATGGAAACGTGGGTCTTGCGACTGCCATGTGGAATGGCGACTATATGGATGAAATGCAGTTCTTTCCTGATTCGACATACAAAGACCAGATGGACGCAAGCTCCGGAGCCTTTGGACAGCTTTGCGTTACTCGCCGGGTGATAGGAGCATTGGGTCATGGCAATGAAGAAGAAAACTAGTAGCGCCTCGAACGCCGCGATCACCTCGACCGGCATCATGCGTCTTTCCTCCAAAGAAAGCGCGGCCCATGCTTCCAATTCCGCACCTGACACGCCGGTTATCAATGTCAACGACACGGTAGCCGCGCTGAAACAAGCCAATGACTTTTTGATCCGCAATGATTCTTCGCTTTTCCGCCGTGATCTTCTGACTTCTTTATTGAACACGAAAACTGATCTGAATAAAGAATGCGGATACCCGGACTATATCACGCCGGAGATGTACTTTCAATTGTACGACCGGGAAGGCTTGGCGCAACGTGTTGTCCATTGCATGGCTGAAGAATCATGGGTGATCCTGCCGGAAGTGTATGAGACCGAGGACGAAGGCAAGACCGCATTTGAGAATGACCTCGAAGCCCTGTGCTTGAAGCATGATGTGTGGAATACCTTGAAGCGGGCCGATATGCTTTCCGGTATCGGTCGCTTTGGGGCGATTCTGCTTGGAATAAATGACGGTAGGCCGTTTATTGAACCGGTCGATACTTCTGGCGCGAAACTTGATCTGATCTTTCTGACGGTGCTGCATGAGCCGGACATCAAGATTTCATCGACGGATCGTGACGAGACTTCCCCGCGCTACGGCCAGCCCTTGGTGTATTCGGTGAACTACTATGATGAGGCGACCGGATCATCCATTTCTGGCAACGTGCATTATTCGCGTATCATCCATCTTGCCGACAATCGCCGCACCTCACAGGTCTACGGTACGCCGCGCATGAAGGCCGTATTCAATCGACTGTTGGACGTGCGCAAGATTATATCCGGCTCCCCGGAGATGTTTTGGAAGGGTGCTTTCCCCGGCTTTGGCCTCAAGATTGACCCGGATCAGCAAGGCGCACAGATTGACATTAAATCGGTACGCACGGAGTTTGAACGTTATTCAAGCGGCCTTCAACGTTACATGGCCCTCGAAGGAATGTCTGTACAATCCATCGCCCCGCAGGTGTCCGATCCATCATCCCACATCATGGTACAGATGGACAACATCGCTATCACCTTGACCATCCCCAAGCGTATCCTCTTTGGAAGTGAGATGGGTGTGCTGGCTTCCGGACAAGACGCAAAGGCATGGAACAAACGGCTATCCGGGCGGCAGGAAGGCTACGTTACGCCGCAAGTCATTCGGCCATTCATCGACCGCGTGGTTCAATTCGGGATCATTTCTTCCCCAAAGAAAACGGATATCGCCGGTCGCGCTGAATACCTCAATACCATGACCGATGGCGAACGCGCCGATATTTCGGTCAAGGATACGGACTGCCTTGCTGCTTACGTTACGGATGGGATTGAGTCGCTTATCCCGCTCAAGGAGTATCTGGTTAAATTCTTGGGCCGTACCTCGGAAGAAGCGGATGCGTTGGTGAAAGCGCGTGACGAAGGCAACGGCCTTGATATGCCTTCCTTCGAGGACGAAGAAGATTCACAGGGAGCGCACCACAATACGCCGACTATGGATGTATCGGAATCCGAGGACGAAACCACCGCGCCCGCTGATCTGAATCCATCTAGTGAAGGCACACCGGCAGCGGGATCGTTGATTAATTAGCATACGAGGATATGATGCGCGAAGATTACAATGACCCCACACACACGCAAACCCTGCGGAAAGCCTATACCCGCGATTTCCTCAATCGGGTGAACTATGTACTGGCATCGGTCATATGTATGATTAAAGAACCATACGCCATCGAACCCCCGGCGAATGCGCATATCGTAGCCAATGCGTCACCCCCGCCTACGTTACCCAAAACGGGCGAGAAATTCCAGTTTATGACCAAGCCGCAGAAAGCCGCTTCTTTCAAAAAGTGGATCGACACGCAAGTCAAGGCGAAGTTGCAGCAGACCGACACATTTGATATTGAACTGCCGTGGAATGCGAAATACCTGACGCAAGCATATCGAGCCGGTGCTGCCCGCGCTTATACCGATACGAACGTGTCACGCAAGCGCGGCCTTGCACCGACTAAAGAATTCATGGCGAAGAGCAAAGACCAATTCCTGCGGTCGATAACCTCCGGCCCGGTCGCTATGAACAAACTCAAGATGCTGTATTCGCGGTCATTTACTGATCTGGAGGGAATATCCTCCGTAATGTCGACTAAGATGGGCCGGATTCTGGCGGATGGATTGGTGAACGGACTATCCACCAAAGAAATCGCGGCAAACCTGACAAACGACATTAATAATATGTCATAC